GTGTCGATTGGTTCGTAGCGAGCGTCAGCTTCGGCTTTTGTGTAGCCGTCAGACAGGCCGCGTGGGAAATAAGCAACTGCTTCTACAGTGTCGTCTGCGGACGCGGCAGTCGCTAAAACAATATTTACGCCGTTCGACGCCGTGTAGTCGCTGCCGTTAATAAGTTTGACGCCGTTAACAAAAACGTCGATGTAGCCGAGCGTGTAGCCAGAAGAAGGTACAAACGTAGTTTGCCCGCTAGTTGCAGTAAACGAGGTTACAACTCTTTGCGATGCTACTCCGGGTCCGTTTCCTAAATATGCCATCTGTTGTTACCCCTTATAGCTGGTACCGGATGATAACGATGCCAGAACCGCCGTTTGAACCGGATGAGTTGCCTCCTTGCCCGCCACCGCCGCCGCCAGTATTAACCGTTGCCGCTGTAGACCCAGTGCCGCCAAAGTCGCCGCCGTTACCGCCGCCGCCAGCCCCGCCTGTGCCGACAGAATAGGAGCTGGAATTACCGCCACCGCCACCGCCACCGGCACGATACGTGGCAGAACCATTTATTGAAGATTGAACTCCAACGCCGCCGTCTGCGTACGCGGCTAGCGCAGCGGAACCATCTACAGCAGCTGCACCAGCGCCTCCGCCACCGCCCCCATACGAAGAACCGGAAACAGTGGAGCCTTTGTAGCCTTGCCCTGATGTACCTGCACCACCAGTAGCCGTTGGGAATGAACCGCCGCCGCCAGAGCCGCCAGACGAGCCGTTAGCCGGGGTTCCTGTGGAGTCATTGTTACGAGAACCGCCCCCGCCGCCTCCTGTAGAAGTAACACTGCCGAATACAGAATTGCCGCCGTTTGATCCACGAGACGTTGTGTTTGTAGACCCAGAGCCGCCAGAGCCAACCGTGACTGTATAGGAACCAGCTGAAAGAGCTAGCTTGGACTCCGCTGACGCCCCGCCGCCCGAAGATTCCCCACTGACAGATGAACGATACCCACCGGCACCGCCGCCGCCGCCGTAGTAACCAAAGCCACCACCGCCACCGCCAGCAATTACGAGATATTCAACATTAGACAGTGACGCCCCGCTTGAAATGGTAAATGTTCCGGAAGACGTAAAGGTATGAACTCGATAACTACCGGATGTAGTAACTGTTCCGCCGGTTGGTGGCGATGTAACAGTCTTACTGATGCTGTTCGACGACGGCGTGCCGTCTTGGTTAAATATCTGAATAGAGATCGTGTCTCCAGCCGTCTGGCCGTACACAGCAGCAGGAACAGTTGATGTCGCTGATCCTCCGGTAACTGTTACGTTGGTGTCTGTATCCAGCAACGTGCCGCCTTCGTAATACTTAACATCAATCGTGTCAGTAGCGTTTGCCAGACTGAGCGTAAGCGACGATCCAACGCCAGCATAAATTGTTCCGCTGATTGAATTGATTGTTGGAATGAGGTTAGTCGAAATCCAGGTCGTACCGTCATAGAACTCAAGCGAGCCTGTCGTTGTGTTCATACGGGTGTACCCCGCAGAAGCAGCCCCCGGGCGCTGGGCAGTCGTACCTGTCGGGACGTGGAAATACCCTGTGGAAGTATTGGCAGTGTCAGAGACAACTGCCGGAGTAGGGTCAACAATCGTCCCCCACGAGGCTGTAGAACCATCAGTCGTTAAGTACTTACCGTTTTGGCCCGTCTGAGAAGGAACGGCAGCGCCGTCAGCAATCTTTGCAGCGGTTACAGCACCGTCCTTCAGATCAGTCGTATCGACTGTCCCGTCTTGGATATTTGCGCCGCTGATAAGACCTTGTGCTAGACTGTTACCGATCATTCCCATTGTTCATCACTCCAAATAAGACACCACAGCGTCAGCCGCGTTAGACGCGCTTGCGTACGCAGTGACAGAATCTCCGGTTTCTAGAACAAGTTTCTGATCGCCGCCCACAATAGCCAAAGCACCGCCGGGAAGAACCGTGGCGTCTTTCACAAGAAACCCTTCGTCCCCGCCAGATTTAACGAGTTTGGCTGATACGGTTATATTTGATGCAGTAGTGTTAGCTAAAGACAGCCCGATAAGGGTTGCGGTCGCTCCGCTGCCGACTGTCGCTGTAACAGTAGAGGGGCTAGCTGACACTCCTATGTTTTCGGTTGCTTTTGATTTAAACGCCATGTGTCACCCCAATGCAATAGCCATAGCCACAGCATAAGCCTCTGACTCAGCTGTACTTTTGACATCTATGTTTGAGCGAGCGGTAGCCGGACTGGTCAAGTCACTAAGATTGGACGACTTTTCTGCCTTATCTGAGTTAAGGTTAGAAAAGTTAGTATCAACCTCTGTATTAGTTAGAGGAGAACCTTTAGTCCCCCTAAGTGTTAACGTCGACATATCCGGCTACCCCCATGCTATTAAACCGCGCTTAGAGTAATGGTCCAAGTTACTGACATAGTATCGTCAGCAGCCTTGTTCACCACGCTAAACACTGTGCGGCAAAGCATGTCGCCAGAAGTAGAAGCGTTAAAAATACCTGCTTCAGTTACGGCACCAGTAGCGTCACCGGCCTCAAAAGAGGAAACATAAACAACTTTTTCGTTGTTAGTGCCTGAAATAGTTGTTGAGTCCAGCGCTTCGCGAGAACCTAGAATTGACTCAAGGTCGGTATCAGCAGCGGCAGCTGCCGTTGTACCTGAACCCAGCGCCATGTGTGACATCACGCTTTTCGAAGTTCCGGTCATACGAGAGGCGATGTAAGCAAGTCCTGCGTCAACCACAAGGTTCTTAACCTCGCGCTCTTCTTTTACGTTTCCGGCCTTGTCCTTTAGGACGATGTTAAGCTGGCCGGAGAGCTTCAAGTTTTCGTTAATCATAACGATCTCCTTTAGAACGTTCTGGAAGCCCCGACGTAGTCTTCCGCAAAGTAAGTGAAGTCGCAGTACCCTTGACTCCGCAGTGACCCCGTGTCGGTTATCGAGGCCAATTCTGACGGCACTTTATTAGGTGCCTTCGTCTCGACATCGGAAACCGCAAGTGTGTCGCTGGCAGGTCTACCGGTGTGTAGACTAGCGACGTCCGCAGCTGTCGATTCATCGTATAACATTTTATCTGAATCGACAACGATTGATTCAGATAATATAGGGCTATCTGATGGCGCTTTGCCGAAATCAAGTTCGAGTTCATCCAAACCGATTGAGGCGCTGTCAGATAGTGGCCTTTGTGTTGTTATAGCAATAGCTTCATTCACCGCCGACTCATCTGCAAGGAATCGAGCTAGTTCATAAGCTAGTGCGTCGGTAGCAGCCGATGTATCAGCAAACGACCGCAAATAATTTACTTGCCGGTATATCGCTTCCGCGACGCCGGCAACATTTGTTACCTGTTTAAATACAGAAAGCTCTTGGTCGTCAAGAATTGATGCAACCCCGTCGACATCGTCAGTAACACTAACGGCGTCGAAGATAGCTTTAGCTGTAATGAAATAATCAATATCATCAGAAGTACCGGCTCCATCCGAAACAACTTTGTTCGGCCCTAGAGACGGCGTGCTTACTACCCCGGAGGTATCTGCAAGCGGCTTTGACATGTCGTTCGCAAACAACTCCGCGAACGTAGGAGTTTCAGAAAGGCCTTTACCTACATCAATCGTGTCGATGCCGTCAGACAATTCAGTGCCGTCGGAATGAACTTTTCCTACAGTCGGAGCGTATTCGTCACCAACGGTCGCGGCGTCGGAAGTGCTTCTAGCCAAAGACGAAGCGTATTGTTCTGCGACACCGGGCGCGTCGGATATGCCTTTGCCAACCTCTTTAATGTCAATCTGTTCGGCAAAAGTAGCCTCGTCCTCTTTTACCTTTTTAGTAAAAATGTATGTGCTGTCTTCCGCGTTAGCGACAATCTCGGCTAACGGCTTCTCTACGCTTAAAGTGTGTGATTCTTGGACTCTTGCTTCGTCAGAAAGCGATCTACCAAACTCGATCAACGCTTGTTCTGTGACCAGACCTACGTCGCTCGCGGCTTTTAGAAGTGATTTAGCGGCTGCTTCAGCAACGCCTGAATCGTCGGTTAAAGACTTAAAGAACTCGTAGACTAAACTATCTTCAGCGCCTGAGCGGTCGCTAATGTAGAAAGTGTCGAAGAACTTAGCGAACAGCATGAAATCGCCCTGTTCGGCGTTCATGACTATCTTACGAATATTTACGATAGCCGCCGACGGTGCTTCTACCAGCGCAAAAACTGGTTTTAGAGCATTTATGAGGACGGCAGTAAATTTCACGCGAAGTCTTCCCTGATCTTAAATTTTAGCTTGTCGTACAGGGTTTCCCGCAAGCCTGTTGATTTAACAACTTCGATTTCACCTTCGTACGCGCCTGCTTCTTGTTCTAAATCGGCAGTGTCCCATTGAACAATCGCGACTCCATCGGTGGCGGTGTCTGGGTTTACATACAACGCCCGTGAAAACAAAATCGACTCCTCGCCGGCTGCGCGGAAATGCAGCGTCACAGAAGCGCCTGTCAAATCTACTGGATCACCTGTGTCTTCCTCGGTCAGAGTAACTCTAATCTGAGGGCCGGTGTCACCTTGTACATATTTAAATAACTGAGCCATTATGACCTCCACCTACGTCCTTCGAAACTTTTATTGCGAACCCGAGTCTCAACATGGCGGTAGTCGCGCATACGCGCGGCGTCAGCCTCTTTCGCGAACAAGGAACGGTAATACCCCATAAGGTCTGGGTTAGTCCATTCTTTGCCCGGAATTGAGCATAAGTCAGAAATCGCTCCGTACGCTATGCAGCGCCCGTAGGTCTCAAAAATCCAATCTTCTACCCCAGTCGCTGTGAGTTTAGTCTTAAGGACACCGTATCCGGTAAAGGTGTATTTTTTATCTGGGGTTGGGTAAAACTTGATGTCCGTGTCGTTTAGGATTGAGTAATACTGAGGCGGGCCTAGCGAAGTAAATTTGTTGCTAGACCAGTCTTTATCGGAAACACGCGTAATAGTGCGTCCATCCAAAACTAGATCGAAAATGTCTTGTAGCACAACCTCGGTACTGGGAAGAAATATAGGGTAGTCGGGCAAGTTCTTTGCGGTAAAGTCGGGGTCCATTTCGAACCGGTAGACTTCACTCCGTTGCAAAAACCTAGCTGACGCCTCCTGCAAGTGCGACTCTATAACGATCTCGGGGCAACCCGGAACGTAAGGTTGAATGTACGGATAAAACTTGTCCCAAGTCACTATAGCCATTTTACGTCACCGTTGCCTGTGGGTTTGGCGCGACCGCCGCATCCACTTGAGTTTTTGTACCTATTGCCGCTGTAAACGCTTGGAAGGACGCAGCCGCGCGTGCTTCGTTTGCACTGTACTCAGCATCTTTAGAGTACGCCCGATACAGTATCCAATCGGTGATTGGGCTTAAGTAAATGTCATCCAGTAGGATAACAGTAGTATTGCCGCTTGCGGGGTCTAGCTGCGACGCGGTTAAAGCGTGGCTACCCGGGGAATCAACATAAATAACCTCAAGCTCCGCAGCAGTAGTCGCTGGAGGATACACATAAAACTCTTTTGGGTTCTTAGGGTCGTATGTGAAGTGTTGAATGTTAACAACTGCGGTTTCGTTATGCCACGATGGTTTCTGGTCATCTAAAACACTGCGGGCAACTACGCGGACAACTTTTTTATCCGAAGTAGCAGCTAGATTGCGGGTGATGTCTAGAAGTTTAAGAGCAGAAGAAAAAACAGTTGTTAGCTGTTGTCTCGTGCCAGCGGCACAAGTAAACGTCCCGGTTTTTGCATTAGCGTCGGGGCGTAGCAAAACAATGTTCATATACGCTTCGTTGAGCCAATTCTGTAGCTCCAGACGAGGCCAACGAACACCTGTGTCTTGAAGAACCGCTTCTACGCGGTCGATAATCTCAACAACCTTAATCGTCGCCATCTGTCCATGCCTCGTTTACGTCAGGCGTGGAAGGATCATCTCCTTTAAGCGTGCCGTCTGTGTTGCGAGCGCGTTTCTTTGGCGCGGCTTTTGCTGGTGCAGTTTTCGCCGATGTAGTTTTTGCGGGCGCGGCCTTTGCAGCGTGCTTTTCCGCCAGCTGTACGCCTTCTTCAGTTAACTCAAGACCTTTTTCTTTGAGTTCGCCGATGATAACTACAGCGCCGTCTACAACAGCCCTAGCTTTATTTGCGACTATCTCGCCGCCAAGCTTGTCTACTAAATCGTAAACGTTCATTGCAAACCTCCTATAAGAGTAGAGGGGGGCGAACCCCCCTCACCCATACCTAATTAAGTGGCAGAACCCACGATTGCTGTGCAAAGGCTGTCGTTCTTAACAACTTTGCGACCGTATACAGCGAGACCGCGAACGATGTCACCGAAGTCGGTTTGGTTGCGAAGAGGTTCAGTCTTAGCAATCTGAGAAGCAAACGAACATGCCGTCTTATGGCCTGCGACCATCATACGACGTGCTTTTGCGCTGGACAGAGTCGCGCCACCAGAAGTAGCTGATTGACCTGCAACCAATGCTTTGCCTGCTTCGCCTTTAGGCAGAAGGTTAGAAACGTAAACCGTAAAGCGGTCGAGCATACCGATTTTGCCGGTACGAACGATGCTTGACTGGTCGCCAGTGAAGTAAGCCTGAGCGATGTCTGTTTGCATCAACAGGTTACGATCAAATGGAGACATAATCAGCCAGCGGTCGCTTTCAGGAACGTTTTGCTCGTCTAGAGCAGCAGACATGCGAAGAATCGTGTTAAGGATGTTCGCAGGGGTCGACTGGTCTACCGGAGCAGTGTCGGTTCCTAGGTTATACGAAGCTGATTTAGCACCCGCAGTTGCACCTGAGTTTGCAGCTGCTGCACCAGAAGTGACGAACCAGTTGAAGAAGCACTCGTTTTCGATTTCAATCTTCAGCTGTTTTGCCGCGTCATCAGTGAACATGTTCATCAAGTCCATGTCCGCTTGGTGCGCCAGAACGTCATTTACCTGAACGCTGAAGTACTTACCTTTGTCAATCTGCATGTCAGTGTAGATCGGAGTAGGAACTTCGCTAGTCAGGGTAGTGCCTGCGCCTGCGTAGTCGTTAATAGTAATCGACGGTGCAGTACGGATGCGAATAGTGTCACCCTGATTCTTGATCTCGCCTTCCCAATCGGTGTTGGCGATTTCAGTCATCATAGTGTTCGCGTAGAATTTTGCATTCAGTTTGTTAGACCACAGTTGTGGAATGAACGAACCCGAATACGACGGGGTGGTATCAAAGCTACCAGAGCTTACAACGGGAAATACAGCAGCCATTTTGGCCTCCTTTAGTTACGTTAGTTGGTCAATAACTGCTGTGTATTATTAGGCTCGAACTCGGCCTTCTAGATACGCAGAAGTTATTTCCGCTTCAAGTTTAGATGCCTCATCAAACTGGCCCTTCGTGTTTAGACTACGAATCTTGTTCCAAGAATTAGTGATCTCTCGTTCAGAGTAGACCTTCTTGTTACCGCGATCCGTCCTCTGCGTAGAGACAGAACGAGTTGGCGAGACCTGCTTTTCTAGTTCGGCTTGGCGATTATCTCGTTTCGGTTCATCTGCGGCGATTGATTGCCTAAACAACTTCACATAATGTGCAACTGCTTCGGCGTCACCGTTGTTAAACGCGATCTGAGCTTGATCTCTTCGTGGGCCTCTAATCATGGGATCATATTCATTCAACCATGCAACCCAACGTTCATCATTGTCGATCTGTTGGAAATCCGGAACTAGCTGCGCTAGTTGTTGTGCGAATCCCATCTGACCGATCTTGTTACCGGTGTTCTGAAGTGCAGCCTTCAAATCTTCGATAACGCGACCTTGTGCTTCGAGCTTTTCCTCATATTCCTGAGCAACTTCACGAGCCACACGACGTTGAACGTCGATCAATTCTTCACCAAACTCCTCCTTCTCAGCGTCAGTCACTAAACTGACTCGCTCTTTAGGTTTCTCCGCTTTAGCCTTCTCTGCTTTCTCGTGCTGTACTGTCAAGGCTGCTAACTTATCAGCTAGTTCTTTAACTTGCTGGTGCAAGCGCGGAACTTCTGCGTCGTATTTACCTTTGAGAGTACTGTACTTCTGCTTGAAGTCGTCCTTCGGGTCTTCCTTCTTAGCTTCGTCAGCCGGCGCCGCTACTTCGGGTTCTTCGACTTCGGACTCATTTTCGGAATCAGCTACTTCAACCTCAGTTTCCTCTTGGTTCTCCTCGGCTACTTCTGGGGACGGTTCGTCCTTTTTCGCCTTCGGGGATTCCTTTGGGGCTGATAGTTGTTTCTCTAATTCTTCTAGTTCGTCTACCTGTTTCTGTACCTGTTTTGGCAGTGCCATTTTTCTCTCCTTAAAGCACCAACTCCGTTTCTAGCGTCCCGTGGGTATGCTATGCACGTTATGGTGTGCTTCTGGGCGCACTATTTCTAGTGCTGGTTTAATACCTTAGACGATTCTTCAACCGCCTTCAGTAAATCTTCAAATGCTTCCGCTCGTCCCTGCAACCGGTGAACTTGTACCATATCGGTTGCTGTTACTAGCTTCTGCTTCGCCTCATCTACTAGAGACCTTAGCAAGATAAGAAACTGATCGTTCCCTAACTCCTTAAGTCTATTAAGAGCCTTTGCTTGCTGCGTGTCAATAGTATTAAGGTTAATCATATGTTTATATCATACCCTATAATGTGTCAACGATACAAGTAAGTTCATTAGGCACCGTTTGGACGAGCGCTCATGAAGTTGCTTTCCCGCCCTCCTTGCTGTGAACCATCTTCTTGTAGGTTGCTGGGTTGTAAATTATTAGGCAAGCCCATTTTCGCATGTTCCATCTGCATCAGGTGGTCTTGCATCATTTGTTGCTGTTGTTGCTGCGCCGCCTGCTGTTTTTCAATGTCTTCACGACTTGGGACCAAACGGTCAACATTTGTGTTGAGGTTGCCTGCAAGGTCTCGGAGAAGCTCCGCCGTACCCGGTAGCCCAACAATTTGCTGCGCCACAGGGCTTTCCAATACAAGACGGAGGAACTCAGTTTTACGAACAGCTTCCGCTTCTTTAACGACAAGCGCCATAGCGCCTCGTGCAATAATTTGTACATCGCCTATCAAATCCGGATCATCACTGTAGCGCAAGTTCCTCTGGTACTGACGCTCAAGCATGGGTGTAATAACATCGTTGTCTATGTTCCCGATAACTTGCTTAATACTCTTGCCCGCGTTTGAGATCAGCATAGACAGACCAGAAGACGTACGCCCCGCTCCGGGAACGTGCGAACCTGTCATATAACGCGGGATACCGGAAACCTCGTCAGCAAGATTCATAAACTTGTCAAACACCGCCATTAGCTCGCCAGCGTTAGAGTTCGGCTGGAAGAAGCTAAGGGGCGGGCTAGAATCTGCGTAATCAGACTGCGTAAACTGCCAAATCTTCCACGGATACATCTGCGTGATGTCTTCGCCCGCTGGAAGACGGCTAATATTGACGCCGACCTGTGGACCTGAGGAGATGCCCATGTTGTTTGCAAGCGCCCGAGCGGCGGCGTTGCACATGCTTTGGGCGTCCATACAAAGGTCGGCGACCCCGTTACCGTCAATACGCCCGGGAATTTTCTCGAACGAAGTAACGAAGTAAGGTTTACGGCCCAGCGGGTCGTAATTCAAAACAGCTTTAATAACGACGTTGTCTACCATCCACACTTCGCATGGATACGACATAGCCGCATCTGGAATCTCTGACTCGTCAACACCCCAGTCAATTAGAAGATCGCCGGGTACAGAATCCCAAAGTTGAATAGCAGCAATAAGGTCGCTAGAAGCGTGGTCAAAATCACGACCGGTAGCGTCTTCGTAGTCGGCGTCATCAGAATCCAGCCAGCCCATGCCGGTAGAACCAAAATCAGCAAGGATAGAGCGAATAGAATCTTCATTGTAGCCTTCGACACCAATCATCGACTCAACGTCTTCGCGAGTT